CTTAGAACGTATTAAGAATGAAATTCATCAACGAAGAATCCCATCTAAAACAGGTGGTGGTGCTAACGTTGTTGATAGTGCATATAATCCATTATCAATTATGGAAGATTACTTCTTTGCTCAAACAGCCGAGGGTCGTGGTTCTAAAGTTGAAACACTACCGGGTGGTGAGAACTTAGGTGAAATTGATGACTTGAAATTCTTTAATGATAAACTATTAAGAGGTTTGCGTGTCCCACCAAGTTATTTGGGTGGTATGGACGGCAATAGTTCTGCATTTAATGATGGCAGAACTGGCACAGCAATGATTCAAGAGTTTAGATTTACAAAATATTGTGAAAGACTACAACAACTTATCATTGAAGAATTAGATAACGAATTTAAGATGTTCTTGAAACATCGTGGTGTTTTGATTGAAAGTGATACTTTTGATTTAACATTCAATACTGTTCAGAACTTCGGTAAGTATCGTCAAGCAGAAGTAGACCAAGTAGCAATGAATGTCTTTACAAGTGTTGAAGGTGCTGATTATATCAGTAAACGTTTTGCAATGAAACGTTTCTTGGGACTATCTGAAGAAGAAGTCTTAGAAAACGAAGCATTGTGGAAAGAAGAACGTGACCTTGATGATCCTCTCGCAAAAAGCGAAGATTCACTTAAAGGTGTTGGAGCATCTCCAGGACCAGCAGGTGGCGACTTTGGTGGTGGTGAAGAATTTGATACAGATGATTTAGATGATGAAGATGAAGATGTAACGGGCACCGAGTCTCCTATTTCTGGCGCTGAAAATTTAGATACAGACATAGATTCTGACGATAATGCATAAATACATTAAGACGGATGGAATAAAACATCCCTATAATAAACGTATTCGAGGAGAATAATATCATGGCAGTAACACAAAAAATAACTATCACAGATAAGAGTGGTGGTACACACGCAACTTCAGAAGAATTAATGACTAAATTAGCGGGAGACGTATCAACTTTGGATTCAGTAACTTCTAAAATAGTGGAATGTACTAATGACGGAACATTAGTTAGTTCTAGTACACTTACACATGGTGGCAGAGGCGTTGAAATCATTCGAGTTTGGGATGACGCATCTTGGGCTGATTTTCAGTCAGTAGCAGGAGCAGGAGATTCAGATTTTTCAGATGCTGGATGGGAAGTAGTATCTGTAGAGGGCGGACATCCGCATTTGACAACACGTCAAGACGATACATTTGGCGAATAAAAGAATAATTATGTCTTCTGAGGAAGACACATAATAGTATGAAATATACAGAAATAAACGAAAATTATTCTCCAGAAGAAGATGAATTTACGAGTATTGACCTTGAAGATACTCGTAAAACTCGTTTGACTCTTGCACATCTTTCTAAACTAAGAAAGATAAGAGAATATAGAAAATATCAAAAAGGTGCTGAAAAAGCCCAAATCAAACAACAATATGGACCTAAAGCAGACGCAGGTGGTCCTTCTAATTTAGAAATATAATACCATATTATACAATTAAGTATCATTTTATAATAAGCAATGATACGATAAATATCTCTGGTTCTCAGAAAACCTCCAAAAACTACTCATTTTAGCGTATATTCCCAATATACGAGCATAATCCCTATAAATACTTGTGTATGAAACAAATTGTATCTTTATTTCACAATAATGGTACCCGAATGTTCGTTTCTATAACAAACCTGCCGCACAATGTAGTGGCTATGAATAAGATAATTTAAGGAGACTTATAATGTCAAGAAGTACACTAGAACAAGTGCTTGAGTTGTTAATCAATGAAGAAACTGAAAAAGCCGAATCGCTTTTACATGACTTCGTGGTTGAACAAGCACGACAAATCCATGAGGATTCTCTTAACGAAAGCGACAACGTTGTAGAAGAAGAACTTGAGGAAATTGATGAAAAAGAAGAAGTCGAATCTTTAGCAGATGATATAGAAGAAGATTCAGACGAGATTGAAAACGAAGAAATCTATGACGATGAAGATATTTCAGATGAAGAAGCCGAAGATGACTTAGAAATGAGTGATGAAGAAGCACCTGAAGAAGAAATTGAAGACAGAGTAGACGACTTAGAATCAGCATTAGCAGACCTAGAAGCAGAATTTGAAAAAATTATGTCTGGCGAAGTAGATGATGCTACAGATGAAGACGAAGAAGTTATTGATGACCTAGAAGGCGAAATCGATTTAGATATTGAAGAGCCAGAAATGGAAGAAGCAGTTGACGAAGTATTTGAAAAAACAGACACAACTGATGAAGAAGAAGTAACTGAAGATAAATCATCTGATAAAGATTCAACTGAAGATTTAGAAGAAAAAGATAAAGTCGAAGAAGACGAAGAAAAATTAGAAGAATATACTAATCCAGTCTCTGCAAAGCCTGGCGCTGATGGTGATAAAGATTCACCAGTAGCGAAAGATGGTGGTGCTGACGAAAGTGACGCAAAACCAGTTGGACAAAATGATGGTAACACAGCAGGCGGTTCAGCAAAAGCAGAAGTTATGAAAACAGGCAATGTAAACACAGTTGGTAATAAAAAAGCACCAGCGCCAAGCAAAGCCTAAGTAGATATTCTATTTGGAGAAATCAATGACCATTCTTATTGAAAGATTATCACATAATCAAGCACAAGCAAAAACACGAATCGTTGAAACCGATGATGGTAATAAGAGTATGTTTATGGAAGGCATTTTCGTCCAAGGTGACGTTAAGAATGCTAACGAACGAGTATACCCGGTGAAAGAAATTAAGAGAGCAGTGGAGGCAGTCCAATCAAAAATTAAAGAAGGATTTCCAGTGCTGGGCGAATGCGACCACCCACCTGAATTGACAGTAAACGTTGACCGTGTTTCACATATAATTGAAAACATGTGGATGGATGGTCCAAATGGCTTTGGTAAACTCAAAATTGTTCCTACGCCAATGGGTAACATTATCAGAACACTAATCGAATCAGGTGCCACTTTAGGTGTCTCATCTCGTGGTTCTGGTGAAGTTGACCACGCTGGTAAAGTGAGTAATTATGAGATTATCACAGTTGATATTGTGGCACAGCCAAGTGCCCCGGAAGCATATCCAAAAGCAATATATGAAGGATTAATGAACATGCAAGGTGGCTACGATACGTGGAAACTTGCACAAAATGTTCAAAATGACAAATATGCACAGAAATATTTGTCGAAAGAAATAGTTAAGTTCATAAGAGAACTTAAACTTTAATAGAAGAAGGAGAACCAACAATGGCAACAAATGAAATCCTTGCTGGTCTTCTTGAGTCTGATGTTCTGAGTGAAGAAGTAAGTACTCAAATATCAGAGGCTTGGGAAGCACAAATAAATGAAGCAAGAGAAGAGATAACAGCCGAGTTGCGTGAAGAATTCGCACAGAAGTTTGAACACGACAAATCAGTAATTGTAGAAGCAATGGATAACATGCTTACTACTGCAATAAAAACTGAAATGAAAGAGTTTAAAGAAGACCGCGAACAACTAATCGCAGAACGTGTTGCATATAAGAAAGCAATTTCTGACCATGCATCTCTCCTTGAAAAATTCATTACTTCTCAGTTGGCGTCAGAAGTGAAAGAACTTCGAGCGGATCGTGCGAAAGTTAACGAACATTTAGATAGAACTAAAGATTTCGTTGTTAAACAACTTTCACGTGAACTAGCAGAGTTCCACAATGACAAGCGTGACTTAGTGGAAACTAAAGTACGCATGGTAGCAGACGGTAAAGAAATTTTTAATAAAACTAAAAATGCCTTTATCAAACGTTCAGCAGAATTAGTCGAAAAGACTATTGATAAGGCTTTACGTTCTGAATTGTCTGTTCTTAAAGAGGACATTCAAACGGCTAAAGAAAACGAGTTTGGTCGTAAGATTTTTGACACATTCGCAGGCGAATTCATGACTTCACAATTGAGTGAAGACACTGAAGTTGCTAAGATTACTAAGAAATTAGATAAATCTGCTACTGAGATTGCGAAGTTAGAAGAAACAATTACTGCAAAAGATGAAGCCATTTCAAACGCGGAAACTGCACAGCGAGTATTAGAAGACAGAATGGACCGACAAAAGGTCATGGAAGGTCTTTTAGCACCACTAGGCAAAGAGAAGCGTACTGTAATGGTAGATTTACTTGAAACAGTAAAAACAACTAATTTAAAGACTGCATTTAAGAAATATTTACCTGCAGTTTTGAATGAGGGCGTCTCGACAGAGGCAAAACAATCGTTAAATGAAGGCAAAGTAACAGAACACACTGGCGACAGAGATGAACCGATGGTTATTTCATCACAAGAGTCAGATAGTAGCGATGCCAATATAATCCAGTTAAAGAAATTGGCTGGAATTAAATAATTAACCAAAAGGAGAAAAAGATGGAAAATCTTTTCGAAGGAAAAAATTGGGACACTACTCGTGAAACACTTCTAGACGGTTTAGAAGGTAACAAGCGTGACGTAATGTCATCAGTTTTAGAAAACACAAAACAAGCACTTACAGAAAGTGCTACAGCAGGTGCATCACAGGCTGGTAATATTGCTACATTGAATAAAGTTATTTTACCAATCATTAGACGTGTTATGCCTACTGTTATTGCAAACGAAATCATTGGTGTTCAACCAATGACTGGTCCAGTTGGACAAATTCACACATTGCGTGTACGTTATGCAGACACTGTAGGTTCAACAACTGCAGGTTCAGAAGCACTATCACCTTTTGATATTGCTGAAGCATACTCAGGCGACGGTACAGCGGCTCCGGCGGCAACAGCGTCACTTGAAGGTACTGGCGGTAACAGAATGTCAATTCAAGTTCTTAAGCAAACAGTTGAAGCGAAAACTCGCAAACTATCTGCTCGTTGGACATTTGAAGCGGCACAAGATGCCAATGCAATGCATGGTCTAGACGTTGAAGCAGAAATCATGGCAGCACTTGCTATGGAAATCACTGCTGAAATCGACCAAGAAATCTTAACATCATTAGGTAACCTAGCAACAGGTTCTGCGTCATATGACCAGTCTCTAGCAACAGGTACTCCAACATTTGTTGGTGACGAACATGCGGCACTAGCAACAATGATGAATAGAGAAGCAAACCTAATTGCTCAACGTACTCGTAGAGGCGCGGCAAACTGGGCAGTTGTATCACCTGCGGCACTAACTGTGCTACAGTCTGCAACTACATCAGCATTTGCACGTACTACTGAAGGTACTTTTGAAGCACCTACAAACACTAAGTTTGTTGGTACTCTAAATGGCACAATGAGAATTTATGTTAACACATATGCCTCAGATGCTACACCAGTACTATTAGGTTATAAAG